CGTTCCATCTGCTCGGCCTTTGTTTCGGCTGTGTTGACGGTGGAAAAGTTCTGGATGGTCTCGCAAAGCTGCTTCCACCTTTTCAATGCTTCTTTCTGACTTATCTGTGTCGCCATATACATTTATATATTATAGCCCCGGATTTTCGGCCGAAACCTGTTCCGCGATAAATATATCCTGGTAGCGGTTGGTCATTTTCAGGAAATCCACCGTCAGTTCTTTATCTATCTGGGTACGTGCTACCAACCAGTTGTTATAGGAAGTAAGCACCTCGATAATAGTCGTGGCGTTGGTGCGCTTGTCTATCTTCTCGATGCTGGCTGCCAGCTTTGCCATTTCGTCGGCTGTCATATCCCCACTCTCCAGCCTTTCGTCAGCCTTTCTCATAATTTTCGCCACAAGCTCCTTACGGGTGATGGACTTGGCGGTGCGTAGCGCATCCCAGCCACCGTCATTAACCCACTTGTTTACTGTTACGCGGGAAACTCCGACCTTCTCGGCAACCAGCTTTTGTGTATCTCCGTTCAAGTAATAGAGCCTTGCCAGTTCCTTCGTTTTTTCAAGTTCTTTCTTTGATGTTGCCATAAAATTGATATTAGCTTTTCAGCAAAATTGTAAAGGAAATCGTGCCCCGGCAATTAAGGGTGTAACCGTTACATAGAAGTGTGTAACCATTACATAAAAGTGTGCAACCGTTGCACGCTTATTTTGACAGGTGTATTTACGATAATATGTTTGCAGCAAACAACGATTTTATAAAAAATGGGAAAACGAATTGTAATCAGTGACGAGTCGGTCAACTGTTACGGAACCTGGATCAGCACGGCGGGAATGGATATTTCCCAGTATGAGAAAAACCCCGTCCTGCTCTGGATGCACTGGCGTGGCGTGATTATTGGCTGTATCAAAGACGTGAAAAAAGAGGGTGAACGAGTTACCGGCGAGCCCTGGTTTGATGAGGTCCGCGAGGAATCCAAACAGGCGAAGGCACAATGGGAAAAAGGTACCCTGCGTATGGCATCCGCCAATGTGGAAGTCTTGGAGTATAGCGACGCTCCGGAGCTTGCCAAGCCGGGACAATACCGTGCGACCGTCACAAGGAGCAAACTTACCGAAGTCAGCATGGTTGACATCGGCGGTAATGACAACGCCCTGCCGCTAATGTTGAATATACAGGGAAAAGAATTGAAACTGGTAGCCGGAGAGGACTCGGAAAACCTTCCGCTGCTTATTAATAACACTCAAAAATCAGA